AGCAGTTAATGAAAGAAAAAGAAGAAGTTCCTCTTCAGGTTCATCAGTTGTAGGAGACATAGGCCGAGGCATAGCAGCTGGTGCTGTATCTATACCACAGGGGCTTGTTACTTTACCTACTACTGGGATAGATCTTTTGTTTGATACGGATGTAACAGATGATGTTAATGATTTTTTTGACGCTATTAAACCAGATGTAGGGGGAACAGCTGGCAAGACAGCACAAGTAATAACTCAATTTGGTATACCCGGTCTAGGTGTTGCTAGTGCTTTATCAAAACTAACTAAGCTACAACAACTAGGAAGTATAGCTGCGGTAGATGCAGCAGTTGCTACTGATGATGTAGATACTTTTGCAGACATGTTGTTTGATAAAGAAAGTGATGAAGAAAGATTAAGAAATCTGGAAGGAAGAGATGCAGCTCTAGCAAGACTAACAGAAAGGCTTCAAGTATTTGGAGAGACAGCAGCAGTAATGTATACAGTTCCATTAGCCGTATCAGGTGCTGTCAAAGGTGTGGGTGCTGGTCTAGATTTAGCTGCTCCTTATATGGGAGCTTTAGCTAAAGCAACAGTAGGAGATGGATCTCAAGGCGTAGCAATGGCTGCCAAAGCAGATAAAGGTATCATGGATTACATAAATAAATATTTTAGATATGGCGGTAAATACGAACAAACAGCAGCTAATAACAAACTTATAGCAGATGTCATGCAAGCCAAGATGTTATACACAGCTAATCTTGTTAATCCGATTAATGATTCAATGAAAAACATCAGGCAAACTATAGAGTCAGCAGCATCAACTGGTGGAAAGTTAAATGATGATGATGCTTTAAAACTAACTAAAGCAATAGCAACGTATAGAGCACCACTAATAACAGTAGAAAGAGAGTTTCCTGATCTTATAGGTACAGCAAAGAAAAATAAAATGAAAGAGTATCAGAACGATGCCATGAACACTATAGAAAGCCTTGAAGGATCAGGTAACAAAATTGATTATGAAGCTTTGGGTATAATTTCAAGAGATAAAGAAACAGGTAAATTAATAGGAATAGAAAATAAAATATCTAAAGTTTTAAAAAGAAATCAAGGTTTATTTAAACAAGAACAACAATTGATTTATGACTTTAGTCAAACAGAATCAAAAGGAACAGTCTCTAGATTATTTATACCAGAGTCATTAAGAAATGCTATCGGTGAAAACATTGGATTATATGGAACAACAACATACAGATCTATTATAGATTCTAGTTATAAAGTTCCACCAGATTTAAAAGAAAAAGCTATTAGAGAAATTCAAAAAAAGATACCGGGACTTGAATCTAAAAATGCAGCGGAAGATGCTTTTTCTAAATTAACTAATCCAGGGTTAGCAAAAGAAAATTACCAAACTCCAGAAATGTTTGTAGAGGGTATAAACTTTGGAATGCTTCAAGGTAAAGATCTTAAAAATTTACCGGCAGTAAGAAAAGCTATGGGAGAAGTAACTGCACTTGATTATTCTAAACCCGGTGATTGGAAAAAAGCCTTACAAAATGAAGCCGTTGCTGCTTCAGAAACTATGTCAAAGCTTGGTGCATTAGCTGGAAAATCAAAAGCTTTTGAAGAAATAAGATTAATAAATGATACAGCTGAAGCAACTGGTAGAACAACATTCTTAAAAAGAAAAGAGGATTTATTTCCAGATGGTAATGCAATAGATGATCCTTTTATTGATGACGTTCAATATTTTAAATTTGGAGAGGATGCAGGGTTGTTAAAAGATACTTATGCACCAAAAGTTTTTCACGATGCTTTAAATGAAACCGCAACACAATGGATAAAAAATGTTCCTGCTCCATTACAAAAAACATATCAAGGACTTCTAGGTTTAAAAGCCATTTCTCAATACGGTAAAACAATACTTGGTCCCACTGCTCAAATAAGAAACAATACCAGTGTCCCTTTTATGGCTATGATGAATGGTAACTTGGGACCTAGCGGTAACTTTGCAAAAAATTTTAAGTTAGCTTTTGCTGGAATATTTGATCCTAAAGCTAAAACAAAACTTGCTGATCAAATAAAAGAAGCATCTGAATACAATCTGATGGTGGGTAGAGGAACTCAGTTACAAGAAATATCTGACGTTGCTGCTTATTCAACAAACAACATGGAAATTTTAGGAAAATTAAAAGCAAAACCTATAGGCCAGATCATGACTAGGGTAAAGGAAGGACCACTTGGTATTGCAGAAAGAGCTTACACAGGATCAGATAACGCTGCTAGGTTAATTAACTGGAGTGGAGAACAATCAAAACTTTCAAAAGTCATAGCCAATTCTACAGATGAAACAGTGATTCCAATAACTGCTGGTAAAAATATATCTGACCTAGATATACAAAAACTTATAACGCTAGAAAACAATCAACCTGTTATTAATGTTGGTAAGTTAAAAGCTGCTGGAGACGCAGTTTTAGATAAATTTATTAAAGGTGAAGCTGCTGATATAGCATTGAACGTAACACCTACTTATTCAAGAGTTCCAGAATTAGTTAAAGAATTAAAATACCTTCCAGTTATAGGTAATTTTACAGCTTTTCCTGCAGAAATTATTAGAAACACAGTTAATACTTTAGGAAGAGGGATTAAAGAACTTGCAAGTAATAATGCTGAATTGCAGAAAGTAGGTGCTAGAAGAATAGCTGGTGCTGTAACAACAACTGTTGGTGTTCCAGCTGGTTTAACTGCTACAGCTTTATCCATGACCGGGGCTGATCAAGAACAACTAGATGCTTACAAAAGATCCTTTGCTGCACCTTGGGAAAAAACAGCCACTATGATTCCAACAGGTACTGATGGTAATGGAAACATTACAGGCTTGTATAATTTTAGTTACACAAACCCTTATGACTTTTTACAAAGGCCAGCTAAAGCTATATTAAATGCTATATCTGAAGGAGAAAGGAACGAAGCAAACTTAATGAAGATATTAACTGATTCATCTTTTGGAGCAATTGGTGAATTAACTGATCCTTTTTTATCTACAAGTTTAGGAGCAGCATCATTAATAGAAGCATACCAAGGCAAAACAGCAACCGGTAAACTTATTTATAATGAGTCAGATCAAGTTGGAGAGAAAGTTGCCAAGGGTATGCTTCATTCATTTAATGCAGTAGCTCCAACTCTAACACCCATTAGATTTGAAACTGACGCAGATGGGCTTCAAGTTGTACCAAAAGATTTTATTACAGCAGCAGCTTCATTAGGAACAGGAACAAAAGGTGTAATCTCACCAAGAGGTAAGCCAATTGACGTTGCAGAAACAATGGTATCTGCTTTCTCTGGAATAAAAGTAATTAAACCACAGATTGATAGATCTCTTTATTACAAAGCAGCTGAAGCTAAAAGAGCTATAAGAGAAACAACTAATGAATACAACAGACTATTAAGATCTAGTAATGAAAGAGATGCACAAGATTTTATTCAAGGTTACATCAATACGAATAAAGATAGATACAATTCTTTAAGAACTCTTTACACAGCTATAGAAGATGCTAGAACTCTTGGTTTAGATGAAGCACAAATAGATGAACAACTTAAGGTGGCTAAAGTAGCTAATAGAGCTATGGTTATGCAAGGATTGTTTAATCCAATAGAGGTTAATGAAGACGTTCTCAGTCTTGCTTTACAGGGCACAGAAAGAAAAGCTGCTCAACCAATACCGATAGGAGATATCGGTTTAGCTCAAGCAGACTTAACAGGTCAAAGTTTACAAGGACAATTCTCAGATCCTGGAGTACAATCTACACGTCCTTCAGCAACAAGAGCATCAGATGTTCTCAGACAGGAGGAACTGAATAAAATTCTTACAGGAAAACCTTAAGCTTGGAAATAGATTTACCACTAGAAGTCTTCTACTCAAAAAATAAGAAGTTCATTCTCAACCTCAACAACTATCGCAACGCTCATTACCGGGTATTATCTACAGCTAAAAGAATTTATTCAGATAACCTTGTACCTAGGCTAGAGGGCTTTGATAGTTTCTCTGAGCCGGTAACCCTAACCTATACCTACTATGCTAGAAGCAACAGAAGACTGGATATAAGTAACCCTTGTTCCATCATAGATAAGTTTGCGTGTGATGCTTTGGTCAAAGCTAAGATCCTGGAGGATGACAGCTTCAATCAAGTCAAACAAGTGGTGTATATCTTTGGTGGTGTGGACAAGGACAATCCAAGGTGCGAGCTACAGATAACTAAAACGGAACTCCCGTCTCAACCCAAGGCTTAATCTTTACTATCGTTCCTTGTAGGCATTTCTTAATCCATTCTGCTTTCTTTAATATATCCATAGGGAACCCGGAGTTGACCACTTGTATTAGTTCTTCACTAGAATAAAAGTTATTGTCCTCAGAGTGTTTGTTGGCTGGTACGTTGACGAATCTAAAGCCATCCTTCTCATACACAACGATGTCTGCATCTTGTTCTACAAGCGTAGCTGGTATTAGTTCTGGAATGTAGTTGTGACGATTGCATCCTTTAGTCTGACGGTCTGTACTGATCTTCTTATCGTGCTGAGTGCAATGCCAGTGAGCATCTTTCTTATCTATATCTACTTTTGCGAACCGACATGAGCGACAGTGGATCTTTTCGGGCAATGCTCTACCCAAGTAAGAAGCTTGTTGAGCCGGGGTCATGTAACTGCGGATGCGATAGTCAGTCTCAGGTATGTAGTTCTCTGGTGGTGACTCAGATAGCAGAACGTTCTTAGCTTTCTCAATCAAAGTATCAAAGAGATCCTTATCAAACTCTACGATCTCAGTATATAAGTCTGAGTTGTTCTTGTTGTAGACGATAGCTATGGCATGTTTAAACTTAAAGAAGCCCATGTATAAATGTAACTGAGCAGCGTACTCATCAGACCATTCACAATAGCTTCCTATCTTATTTAGGTTCTTAAAGCGATTGTCGTTAGCTGTCTTGAACTCTAATAGATATGGGTTGTCTTGGTCTAGTCCCGGAAGGTTACTTGCTACACCATCTATATGGCCTTTAACGTGCCCTCCTAGGGCTTTAGTTTCAAACTGCTTACCGTTCTTATCTACGTCATAGATCGAAGCACCAGGTATCTTTCTGAGCTTCTTAATAAGATCATCTTCTACTACGTTACCTAGGTCTAATAGACGTAGGACTCTAGGCTCCCAATCATTTGGCATCAACCAACGGTAACGCATCCAGACTAAACGCTGGTTAGGATTACCAATGCCACTGATACCTAGATAGAATCTTTGGTACTGTTCTTCATCTAATTCAACTTGATCTAGTAGTTCATGAACGATTGTCATAACTTTATTCTCTCATTCTTTTTGTTTCTGATACCAATGACATTTTCATACTGACCTTGCTTTTGCACAACTATCTCAGATATAGAGTCAAAGGCTCCATTGTTTATTAATTCGGCAGCCATCCAGGCTTGCTTGGGAGATCCCCATTCATTGGTAATCTTCTTCCATTTACGCACCGCCATGTTGTGTGCGGTAGGGTGTCCAAACATAAGTGGCATCTTCTTAGGAAAGAACTCATTGCCTACTGTAAAGATCACCTGACAGTAATCACTGCCGTTCTTAGACTTAGTAACCGTAGCATAGATATCTGTAACAGGTTTGAAGACTGGCTTAGACTTAGCCCTCTCATCTGAAAGTACAGCTTGTTTCTCCGCTTTAGTTCTTCTGGCCACCTCTCTTTCTTTCTTAGTC